CGCGTTAACAAAAGGAGCAGATGAAAATGTATCCTAATTCGCCAAACACTAGATTGAAATTGTTAACTTTGAATCAAATACAAAACTCAATAGGTACAATAAACTTTCAATTGCAATCATCAAAAGAAGTCATTGGTATTAATTTTAGTATCACATCCAATGAATATTATGAAAGTAAGAGGTCTGATATCAAGATAGATATAGCTCTCAAAATTCAGAGTTTTCTTTTTAATCAGAGTCAGTATGCTGATATCGATGGAGATATCTACAAAATTGAGCGAACGTATCAGATTGGGCAGTTCATCGAACTTTATTTAAGTAAAACCAATATCAGAAAGAGTGATATCATTGATTACGCTTGATGATCTTGGCGATGCCATCTCCAATATGATAAGTGATTATGCACAAGAAGTGATTCTTAGACTTGAAAAGAAATTGGATGAAACAGCAGAAGAAATTGTGAAATATATCAAATCGAATGCACCTAGAAGTGGTGGATCAAAACCATTTGCTGATTCTTTTGTTGCAGAACCTCAAGGTAGCGGAATTAATAAATCAATTTTTATCTTCTCTAGCAATAAAGGAAAGCTCACACACTTACTTGAGTTTGGTTTCACACATAGAAGTGGAAAGTATGTAGGACCACGACCTTTCATGAGACCAGCCTATGATTTACTTACTCCAAAGATGATAGAAGATATCAAATCAATTATTGAAAAAGGTGATGGTTAATGCAAGAAAAGTTAGAAGCTTTGTATAGTACATTGAATTCAGTTATTCCTGGTAAAGTATCATATGGAACGAGAGTAGGATTAGAAAATGATCCAAATTACATCATTTATCAGGAAATAACCAATCGAGCAATTGTTTATGCAGATGACAAATCTATTGCGAAAATTGCAACATTTCAAATCAGTTTAATTACTGAGAAGAAAGATTTGTCACTAGAAGAAAGATTAGAAGCAGCCTTATATTTTATGGGCTATGAATATGAGTTATTGTCAGAATTCGTCAATGAAGATGGATCTATCAATAGAATTTATGAAATTAAACAGGAGGTTTTTTAAATGGGTAATAAAGTAACATTTGGTTTAACAAACGTACATTACGCACTTGCTTCACAAGCAGTCGACGGTAGTTGGACCTTTGCAACGCCAAAAAGACTAGAAGGCGCACAAGAGATTACAACTGAAGCCATCGGTGGAAGCTCGCAAGTATATGCAGATGATAAAGTCATTGCAACATTGGTATCCAATTCTGGATCTAATGTCACACTCAAGTTTACAGAAATTGATGAAGCATTTAAAAAGGATATCTTTGGATTCTTAGAAGATACTAATGGCAATTTAGTTGAAATACTTAATGCTGAAACAAAGACATTTGCGCTTGGATACGAAATTCAAGGTGATGTTAAAGCTAGACGTATATGGTATTACTTATGTACAGCAACGCCATCAGGAGACTCAAGCAAATCGAAAGGTGATTCAATTGAAGCTAACTCGATAGAACTTAGTATCACAGCAAGACCAATTGAATCAGGTAACAATCTAATCTTGAGAGTTATTGCGGGTGTGGGTGATAGCAACTACAGTACATTCTTAACGACAGCACCAGCTCTACCTACATTTGTCTAAGGGGTAAATCATGGAAAAAGTACTCAAACTTGGCGATAAGGAGTATCGACTACATTCATCACTTTTTACAATTATTGACTATCGAAATGTATTCTCTACTGAGTTGTTTAGTGATATAAAAAAACTTGAGAAATCAAGTAGTAAAAAAGAAGAAGATCTATCAACTGTGATTGATACAATTTTCAGAATCATTTATATTCTTCAACGACCATTCAGCAAACAGACATATAATGATTTCTTGATGTCATTAGATTTCTCAATTTTAAGTAATCAAGATGAATTAGAAAATCTAACGAATACGATAGGTGAAATGCTCGGTACGTTTCAAAAAGGAGCCACACCCCAATCAGACATCAAAAGTAAATGATGAAAATATCACTGCCAATATCATCTTTAATCTTTCTCATTTAGGAATTTCTATTGAAGATTCAAAGTACTTTGATTTAGAGACTTATTTTGAAATTGTTGAGTTAGAAATGAAAGTAATTAATGGAAATCATACAAAAAAATATGGTTCACAAAGTGATATTGACAAGTTTCTATTGTGATTGAACGATTATGTGATAGAATATAACTAATTCTAAAAATGTAGGCATAGCCTACAAATATAATATTGAGGTGATCATATGCATAAAATTAAAAAAATGCTAAAGATTATGGTCATCATTTCTAGACTATGACGAATAGCTAGATTTGTTTGATTCATAATCGAACACTTCTTATAGAAGGAAGAAGAGAGCATGACTTTGGTCGTGCTCTTTTCGATTTAAAAATCTAAACTATTTGCAAAGTACGTTGTTACAACATAAGAGGTGAGTAATTATGGCAGAAACTGTCAAAGGATTAAATATCAAATTAACACTTGATGGTAAAGATCTTGAGAATGAACTCAATGATATAAAGAAAGATCTCAAAGAACAAAATAAAGACCTTAAAGCCATTAATACAAACCTTCGGTACGATAGTTCAAATTTAGATCTTTGGAAATCAAAACAAGGTAAGCTAAATGATATCTTAACGACAACTAAAAAGAAACTTGATGCTCAAAACGCAGAACTAGAACAAGCAAAAAGGGCTGTTCAGATTGGTGATATGAGTCAAGATGAGTTCAATAAACTTAAGCGAAATGTACAATACACTGAAGCAGAACTTTCAAAACTCAATAATGAGCTTGGTAAAACTAACAACAAAATTAAAGAACTAAGTAATGCTAAATTCGATAAAATTGGTAAGCTTGGATCTACACTCACAAAATCTGTAACGGTTCCTATTTTAGGAGCCGTTTCTGCTTTAACAGCATTCTCGGTAAAAGCAGCATATACTGCAGATACGATTGGAGATACAGCTCAGAAGATAGGTTTAACTGCAGAAGCATTTCAGGAATGGAATCATGTCGCAACCATCATGGGAGTATCGACAGAAAGTCTAAATAAAGGGTTTATAAAAGTCAATGGTATTTTAGGTGATATCGCAACTGGTAATGCAGATAAAGTTGTTGATAGTTTAGACTTAATTGGATTATCAGTTGATGATCTAAAAGGCAAGAATGCTGATGAGGCATTTGAGATTATTAGTGAAGCCTTAAGCAAAGTTGAAGATGAAGCATTAAGAGTTGGTGTTGCCAATGAATTCTTTGGAGAGAAAATTGGAACTGAGCTTATACCTATTCTTTCTAGTGAGATTACTACAATTAACGACTTAAGACAAGAAGCAAGAGATTTGGGTATTGTCACCAATGAACAAGCCGCACAAGCAGGCGAGTTTACAGATGCACTTGATAGAACCAAACAAGCCTTATCAAGTTTAGGTGTAGACATTGCTACAACCATGATGCCAATTCTTCAATCACTGATTATCAAAGTAAGAGATGAAATGATACCGGTTGTAAAAGACTGGATTGCAAGATGGAATAGCTTAGATTCAGATACCAAAAAAATGGTTGCAACACTGATTGGACTTGTTGCAGCTGTAGGTCCTGTTCTCGCTATCATAGGTAAAGTCGGTCCACTGCTCAACATCATCGCCATGACGCTTAAAGGTGTCGGTTCTGCGGGCCTTTTCGCAGGAGCAGGTATAAACTTTGCAACACTTGGAATTGGCGCGCTAATCGCCATTTTAGCGATGGCATTGCTTCAAAGTGAAGAGTTCAAAGCACTTCTTGATAGACTTATGGAAACCTTTATCCAGCTCTTACCACCAATCCTTTCTATCGTAGATGCACTCATGACAGCATTGCAACCAATCTTGGATGTGATTATTGATCTAGTCATTATGCTGGTAGATTTACTCGTACCAATTTTAGATGTCATATTAATGCCACTCATTGTGCAAGTTGGCATATTTGCTGAGATTTTAGAAATGTTAGCACCTTTAATTACAACACTAGGTGAAATTTTACAAGCTGTTTTAGTTCCAGCAATCAAGGTTTTAAAAACTGTCTTAGATCCCATTTTAAAAGTCGTGCAAAAAATCATCGAATTTATTCAGAAAATATTTGAATGGATTGGAGATTTGCCATCAAAAATTGGTGACTTTGGTGGAAAGATAAAGAATGTATTCGGTAGTGTAACTGACGGAATTAGTAATATCGCTTCCAAAGTTACTAGTGGCATAAGCGATTTTGCAGGAAAAGCTGCAGATAAAGTTGGTGGATTTTTCGGTAAGGTTGGTGGATTCTTTAGTGATACATTTAATCTAAAAGGATCAAGTACAGTCAATAACTCCAATTCTAATTCGTCGACGAGTAACACAAACAATATAACAATCAATACTACATCTCCAACATTCGATATAGACTCCATCAATAGAGCTTTAGGAGGTAATGTGATTTGATTAGACAATTTTACATAAAAAACAAATATGGTGATACCTACTACTTTAACTATAAAAATCAAACACTAATCTCTCAAGTGAATGGACTAGGATTTGCTCTCGATTCCAAGTACTTAGAATATCATAACCTGTTTTCAAGGTCAGAATATACTATTCCACTTTTAGAAATAAC